AGTTGGTTAAGACATGGTGTTATGCCTTTCTTTGGAAAAGAAGATGATGAAAGAAGAACATTTTCTGCCAATATCAATATTACTTTAGGTGAAAAACTTATGGATACTGAATCGTGAGTTTAAAAGATTTATCTGATTCTTTAGATGAAAAACCAGCTGGTTTTGAAATAGACTTAAAAATAAAAGATATTGTTCAGTATAAAATGATGACAGTACAATTCCCTGATAAATTTGTAGATGATATTAACAAACATGTTGATGAAAATATTATTCCAAAAGATGAAGATTATTCATATAACCTAATTGGTCAAATTAATAGAAATGAAAAATCTAAACAATTAACATTTCCTTTAGATGATGAGTTTGGTAATATATTTAGAACAAATATTAATGGAATTGCATCAAATTTAATTCAAAACCCAGATGGTTATAATAAACAAATGGATGTAGAATGTTTTGAAGCATGGACTGTACATAGTTATGAAGGTGATTATAATCCCATGCACAGTCATGGAGTACGAACCCAATCTGGATTATCAATGATTTTTTATTTAAAAGTACCAGAGTGTATTAAAGAACAACCAGCTGGAACAAATAATAGTTTATATAATGCATCTGGTTCTATTGATGGGTATACAGGATTAATAAGTTCTACAAATACAATGGATGACTTAAACAGATTGCGATTAAATGGTCAACATTATGTAAAACCAGTAAAGGGATTGTTAATGTTATTCCCTAGTTGGTTGCAACATTGTGTTATGCCATTTTTTGGAGAAGGTGAAAGAAGAACAATGTCAGCTAATTTCAATATTACTTTAGGTGAAAAACTTATGGATACTGAATCGTGAGTTTAAAAGACCTTTCAAATTCTCTAGGCGTAAAAAAAGAAGAATCTAAAAAAGAAAATAAAACTTTTGAATCACATGCACAAATAAAAACTGTTGCCTCTTATAAATTGATGGCAGTGCAATTCCCAGATACATTTGTTGATGATATCAATAAACATATTGATGAAGTTATTATACCTAGTAATGTATCTCATGGAAGTCAGTTAGTTGGACAGATTAATCAAAATGAAAAATCTGCTCAATGGACTTTTCCTTTTGATACTGATATGGGTAAAAATTTTAAAACTGCTATAGATAGATGTGCAACTAGTTTAATAAAAGATAAAACAGGTTATTCTCGTGATAGTGTTGCAAATGCTTTTGAAGCATGGACTGTACACAGTTATGCTGGAGATTACAATCCATTACATGCACATGGTTGTCATACACAAGCTGGACTATCTATGATAATGTATTTGAAAGTGCCAAAGTGTATTGAAGATAAACCATCATTTCCCAGTTTACATAATGCCTCTGGTGACATTGATGGGTTTACAGGTTTAATCACATCAACAAATACTATTGCAGATGTTTACAGATTAAAGTTAGATGCACAAGAATATATAAAACCTAAAAAAGGATTTATGATTATATTTCCTAATTGGTTACAACATTGTGTCATGCCATTTTTCGGAGAAGGTGAACGAAGAACAATGTCTGCTAACTTTAATATCAGAGATAGTAAAGAAACTATTCAACAATTTAAATCACCAACACTAAATAAAGAAGTTAAAAATTAAACAAACGGAGTATATTATGAAACTAAGTGAACACACAGTCGAAGTCTTAAAAAACTTTGCAACAATAAATCAAAACCTTGTAATTAAAGAAGGTAATGAATTAACAACAATGTCTGCAATGAAAAACATTGTAGCAAAAGCAAAAGTAGAAGAATCATTTGAAAAGGAAGTAGCAATCTATGACCTAAATGAATTTCTTGCTTCTTTATCTTTATTTAAAAGTCCAGTATTGGAATTTGATGAAGGGTTCGTAAAAATCAAAGAAGAAAACACAACAACCCATCTGAAATATTTTTATTCAGACCCATCAGTTGTAACTACGCCAGGCAAAACAATTAAGATGCCAAGTAAAGAAGTTACATTTTCATTAAAGGGTGAAGACTTAACTAAACTAAAAAGAGCTGCAGGCGTTATAGGCGCACCAGACCTAGTATTAGAAAAGAAAGATACAGGTTCATTCTTAACTGTAAAAGATAAAAAGAATGATACTGCAAATACCTTTTCTCTAGATGTTACTACAACATCAGAAGGTAACTTTAACTGTTTCTTTACAGTCGAAAATTTAAAAGTTATGGATGGCAACTATGATGTAGAAATATCATCAAAGAATATTAGTCATCTATCATCTTCAAATAAAGATGTAGAGTATTGGGTAGCACTTGAACCAGAGTCAGTTTATGAATAATAAAGAATTTTGGTTAATATTTTTTAGTGGATTAGTGACAGGATTATTTTTTCTTGCTTTAACACTAGTATACTTAATGACTACTTAATGAACAAATTGGATTATATATTATGGAAACTTTTTTATGGGTTGAGAAACATCGCCCAAGCACAATCAATGATTGTATTTTACCAGAGAACTTAAAGAAAACTTTTAAAGACTTTGTAAAAGACAAACATGTACCAAACTTAATTTTATCAGGTGGGCCTGGTGTCGGTAAGACTACTGTCGCCAAAGCAATGCTTAATGAAATTGGTGCAACATCATTACTCGTAAATGGTTCAGAAGAATCTGGTATTGATGTACTTAGAAATAAAATTAAAAACTTTGCCTCAACTGTATCACTAGAAGGTGGTCGTAAGTATGTTATACTTGATGAAGCAGATTATTTAAATCCTCAATCTACACAACCTGCTCTTCGTGGGTTTATGGAAGAATTTCACAAAAACTGTGGATTCATTCTTACTTGTAATTATAAGAACAGATTAATAGAACCATTACATTCAAGATGTAGTGTAATTGATTTCATAATTCCAAAAGATGATAAACCAAAACTTGCAAAAGAATTTTTTGTTCGTGTTAAAAACATTCTTGAATCTGAGAATGTAAAATATGAACCAAGAGTTATAATGGAAGTGTTGACTAAATATTTCCCAGATTGGAGAAGAACATTAAACGAATTACAAAGATATTCTACATCAGGTCAAATAGATGCTGGTATTCTTGTAAATATATCAGAGGTAAATATAAATGAACTTATGGTTGCACTCAAAGCTCAGGAATTCACAAATGTGCGAAAGTGGATTGTGCATAATCTTGACAATGACCCTGTACGTATTTTTCGTAGGATTTATGATAATCTTTACACTCATGCTACTGCCGGTACTATACCTCATGCAGTTCTTATACTCGCAAAGTATCAGTATCAGTCAGCATTTGTGGCAGACCAAGAAATAAACTTACTTGCTTGTTTAACTGAAATTATGGTGGATGTGAAATGGAAATAAAAGATGCACAAGTATTAAAACCTTTTGGGCCTTTAGTTATGATGGCACAATTACCAGAGGGTGTTATCAAAACACTTAATGGAATTGTTGATGTAATTAAAGATAAAAAAGATATGGGTCATAGACTTGCTGGACAAATTGAAACTGAAAGTGAAATTCCACATTCTATGTTAGAAGAAAAAAAAGTCATGGATATATTTCATGCAATGGCTAAAAGTTATGTTGAACAAGGTTATATAAATGCTGGTCAAAAAAATATATTAGAAACTATGTCACCTATACAAACTCAAATGCAATCTATTTGGTCTGTATCACAATATGAAAATGAATATAATCCACAACACAATCATTCACATTGTCAGATAAGTGCCGTACTATATTTAAAAGTACCAGCTATGAAACCTAGAAACATAAAAGGTAAAAGTAGAATGGATGGTAATATAGAATTTAATTTTTGCAATCAAGTTGATTTGTTTACTACAGGTTCTTTTGTAGTAGAACCTAAACCTGGCAGATTATTAATGTTTCCTAATAGTTTGAATCATCTAGTATATCCATTTTTGGGTTCTGGTGAAAGAAGAAGTATTGCATATAATATGTCATACAAAGGTTTTAGTAAATCAAGTGGTGTACAAGTTGCTGGAGATGGTGTAAACATGTATAACGAAATTAACTTCCCAGAAACTATACCATGGCGTAGGTTAGAGAAATAATTATGTATGAATTAAAAGAATACTTAAAAGCTATCAATTCTTCCAAAGAAAAACTTATGGATAGTGAAGATAACCAGTGGGAAAAGAAATACCCAGCATATATTGTGAACAAATGTCTTGCTCCATTTCAAGACACTATCTTCCTAGTAAATGAGATGAATATGAATCACCAGATAGATAATAAATTGCAGTTTGACTTTTTACTAAATACTCTTAGAACAAGACAAAGGTACACACCTTGGTTGAAGGCGAAGAAAGAAAAACATTTGGAAAGTGTTAAAGAGTATTATGGATATAGTAATGAAAAAGCAAAATCAGCTCTTAATATACTAAATGATGAACAGATAAATACTATCATGAATAGATTGAACAAAGGTGGAAGAAATGGAAATGGAAAATAATATACAATGGACACAGGAGCAGATGTTTGAGGTTCTTCTGAAAGAACCAGATGACTTCCTAAAGATTAGAGAAACATTATCTCGTATCGGAGTTGCTTCACGAAAAGAAAAAAAGTTA